TCTTCTACGTTGTCGGATGTGAAATACCCGGATGAGTCTTCAATTGTGGCGTCTTTCGCCCGTGTCTGAACCGGAAGAACACTCGACGCCTCAGCATCCCAGACATCAGAATCACGATAATCATTGATGTCACCGGTTCCAATTGAAGAGGCATTCGCGGGAACCGTGACCTCGGCTATTTTGATCCACCCGGTTGTAGATGCCGGTGCCGAGGGAGAAGCGGCCGGGGTACCCTCTAAGACCTGAATCTCTGTTTGATATGAGATGTTGGTGGAGATAATGGAAGAAGAGATAACCCCCGTCACTGGATCACGGAACTTACGCGTCCTCGGGTCGTAAGTATCTTGAACGGGCCGAATCTCAATTACATCAATTCTGGGGTTTGTAGTATCCGCAGTATTGATCCCAACGTCTTCATCCTGCTGGAGTATCGCCGAAAACGGAGAACCGGTCTCCGAGACGAAATCGAAGTTGTAGGTATCATCTTCGCGGTATTCTCCTTCAAACGACACTGCACCACCGGCCCCTAATGTGAGCGTAAGCCCGCTCTTAGGGGTCACTCGAAGCCCGCCCAGTACGCGAGAGGTGGTACCGGCCTGTTCTTGTGAGAGCATTACGAACATGTCGGTTACAAGCTGGTACAGAGACTCCGAGACCTCGTTGATTTCATCGCTTCTAACTATCTCGTTCGCCTGCCAAAGCGGGGATTTTACCCCACGTGATTCCGTTAGCTTTTTCATTTTATACCTCTCTTATCATCTCAATTCATGATTCGTCGAAATAGAAGCTGTCCAGATATCCAAATGTAGGGTCATCCAAGGACGATATGTACCCTACGTTAGCACTAATGATGGCATCAGAAGACAAATATATTTGTACCGATCCGATCCACATATTCGATGTAAGGTCCACCTTGTTTTTTGATATGAATGTCACACTGGAGTCAACACCGGCCGCTTTGATTCGGTCGATCAATTCGCTGATGTAGGATACATTAGCTCCGATTCCGAATCCGCTGACATAGAAGCTGTCCAGATATCCAAATGTAGGATCATCTAAGACCAATACATCTTCTTCCAACTCTTCACTTTCGATTCTAACCTCAAATTGTGGCCAGCTCGATCCGAACTCGAAGATATTGATCCGATTCGAGTCATTGATGAAGTGAGAGATTGAATCAATGATCGCCCACTTCGTGGTTCGACGCGGGTTTGTCTTTGCAACCACTAGAAACTTGAACCGATTCTGGTATAACGAATCAGGCTCGCTCCGTGATCTACGGGACAGGTCGACCAGATTCATTACCAATTCATCGAGTTCCTCTCCCTCGGCGTTTTCGATCCAGAGTGCGCTTGCATAGTACTGTGTTACTTTCCGAGCAAACTCAAACTCATTGCATAAGGCCCCACAGTTGAAATCTGAAGACTCAGATATCACCGACTCCGGGGTAAAATCCTCTCGGCCTACGAGCGCGGTATGAACATTACCCTCTCGATTGATGAGGTTAGGAAGTGTTTTGTTCACCAACTCAATGAATGGCCCTGCCACGTGCTCCCCTTATACGAAGTTGACGTTGATAGTCGATACTCGACCAACCTCTGTCGAATTGATTGATACATTACTTGTCGGATCGGTTATTTCGAGATCGTAGACTCCGAATATTGCCATCGCCGCCCGTCTGAGTTCGTTTAGGACAATGTTTTCCCCAATACCAAGCGAGTTTACATATGCGGTGATGCTCGTTTTGATGTCTACAGCCGCCTGTTCGGTGTCGATTCCGGAAATTGGAGTTACGTCCATCGTTACCGTTTGAGTTATCGTGTTTGGCTTCTTCACAATTACCTTCACCCCACCTGCCCGATACCCAGGATTTTCATCGGTTCCGTCTCCATCTATGACGGCTTGTACTTCATTGAGTTTTGAGTTGGTTACTCCATTCAGGCTTCCGTCATCAACATATAGATCGACGTTTTGATATTCCGGAGCGGTCGGCGGAAATATCTCAACCACACTCGCACTGGTAACACCGTCTATTGAGAGCGCCCCACTTCTGAGACCCGCTTTATTCGAACGCCCAAGACCCTCAATGTATGCCTGAAACCGGTTGTTATATTGAAGGTCTGATTCGACGTTCACGCCACCGGTGGCGGCCGTTGAGCTGTCGATAGCTTCTACCCCGTCAACGTCATCAACTATAGTGCCTATGGCGTCCGATTGCACGTTGTACTTATCCCCAACCTCGGTTGACTCTACCTCTACGGCAGCCGATGTGGAGTTCCCGTCTGCAATGGTACCTACTGCGGTGGTTACAAACTCGAGTCCGGCAGCGGTTGCAACGGTTGTGTCCTCCGGAATCGTAACCAGACCGGTTGTGCCGGTTCTAGAGAACACAACCGTTGCGGTGGCCTTGGTTCCCGTTTTTCGCTTGAACTCGAATATCTGAGGCTTCATTGTTTGGAGGTAGTTTCGGAACTCAAGATAGGTGGAAACGTATAGCTCTTCTACGGCCAGAGAAGACGCCTCCGCATATGAGCGCATTACGCTCCCCGGGGTCATGTCGCTGATTTCATCTGCGTTGGCGACAATGTACGCGACCATATCTGAGACGATGTCATCGAAATCTTTGACTCTGAAAGCCATTTTCTCTCCCTATATGTTCGCTGATACGGGCAGCGATTCCTCTCGCCCAACTATGCCTAAGTCCATTGTAGCATTGATGTTTCCCCCATCGATAGATATAGACATATTGTTCACTTCTTCGATTCGTGGATCGAAAAGCAATGTTGACCGCATGCTCATTCTGAGATAGGATATCGCGAGGTCATCACCGGCAGCTCCCGCTTGCGCGGACAACCCAAAAGCGGTCTGTTTCAGCATCGATCCGACCGGAGTCGTGAACTTGATATCCACTGCCTGTTTTACGTTCTCGACTCCGCTTCTTTTCTGAAACTCGTTACCTTGATCATTGATGAGGATATCACCCGTGTTAGAAATGGCGATGTCCGTCCCATACGGATTTCTGCGCGGATTATCCGTAATGATGAAGATGTCTTTCACTGAAGAGTCCACCTGAGTCGGGATGTATATTTCTTGACCCGCAGATATGTCTGAGTTGCCCCTTAACCCATTTACTTGTGCGATGTAGAACCACAGGTCTTCATCATTGAGTTCCCGCTGCGCGATAGTTTGGAGGGTATCGTTTGCCCTTACACTGTAGCTATTCAATCCAGAATAGTTGTACACTTGATTATCAGACTGTGATGTCCCGGCGGTAGTTACCCCTGTATCTACCGGCCTGTTAACACTTTTCGATTCTTGGGCACCCTCAGACACGGCGGCGTTGAAAACACCATTTACTTCTCTCCACTGTTGGTTTAGTATTTCTTTCGCGTTCATGTATTGGTTGAACGTCGTTTGGCCTGCAAGGTATGCGTCTCGAGCCGAGGCAATAGTAGCCTTTGTTAGGTCCGCAAGTCGTTTACTTATGTCGAATGGTGCAGCCGCAAGTTCTGCCGCACCTTGCACAAGACCTGCAACTTGTTGTGCCCCAGTTGCGACTCGGGTTAGTGCCAGGTCGACTTGTGCAATGGCAACGTTTATCTGTCCCAACACATTATTTACCCCTGCGTAGATAGCTTTGGCTTGCTCTAACAAGCTCTTTGACTTTTCGAGGGCTTGCTTTTTATCTCGACTGGTATCGATCTTTTTACTCTTTATTTCCTCGCTTTTGTACTCTGGAGAATCGGGTCTGTCATAGACGAACAAGCTCAGTGTAAATGGGTACCATCTGGGTTGATCGGAGGTTCTTGAAAGTTGAAACTCTAGAAGAATACAACGGTAGACCTGCTCATCACCTAAATCGTAGACCAAAAGCTCCTTCGATCCGTACTGATTACCGAGGTCGTCCTTGTATCGCATGATACTATCGCGAAAGGTGTAGAAACTCGAGACGGCGTCATACCCACCGTTCGTTAGGCCCGCTCGTTCATCAACACGGCTGTCTAACGGGTTCTGATCCCCCGTGGTAGTAAAAGTGGGAAACACGCCGGTGGTACCGGATATGGCCTTGATGCTGATCTCGAGGTTGTCCGGTCCGTAGTCATCGACGATGACATTTCCGAATGTCTTTGTGGTGCTCACCCGTTGCGATTCTCGAATGTCAACGCTCTGCGGGGGAAAGATGAGGGTAAACGATTCTTCGACTTCTCTCGATTCCTTGTCAACAATCTCGAAGAGCCAACTTTTTTTCAACCAATTTGATGCCATATTATCCGTCCGTTTTCAATACACTGAGATCGATCATGAGAGCGACCCTGTGCCACTACCGGAGCCGGGCCCGGAAACCTGTGTTCCGGTTGTAACACCACTAACCGATGCAACTGCTACGGTCGTTGTGACATCCGCCGACAATATGGCGTCGCGAATAATAGTCGCCATTTCGTCGGCAAAATCATCCTCGCTCATCGCGCCGTTTTTCGCGCTATTGTAGAGCGCGAGAAGATCAGCTTTTATGTCAGACTTCACTACCGGCATATCGTCCTCACTTTAGTAGTTGCGCAAACTGCGCCTTGATTGCTGTTAGATTCGCTACCGTTCCAGGGTCGGTTGCGTGTTGCGTCGGCGAACCGAATGTTCGAAACGCAATTAGTTCATCTATCAAGGAATCGATCAGACCTTTTAACGTCTGCGCGTCGCTTGTGGCCTCAATAAGCCCACCTGAAGTCGAGCTAAGCGAGATATCTAATGCCGAAGTTATATGAACTCCGGCACTGTCCATCGTCACCGTGTTTCCGTGCTGATCCTCAAGTGTTGCCACCCCGCCCGACTCATCAATCTGGGCATAGGTTCCGCTCGGGGTTTCTACCTGTATTGTACCGTCTTCCAATACCTCCACGGAAGTACCGCTCCGAAATATCTTCCGGTACAGCTTCTTGAGAGGCTCCAGCAGTTTCTGTGCGAACTGCTTATTGTCTGAGTTCACCGGAGCTTGGCCGCTCCTGAACGCCGAATACAAGTACGGAGCAATTGCCCCGATTATCACATACGTAGTTTGGGCGGGTCCTATCGGCATTACGATTACGAGGGTCCCAACCTCATACAGATCGTTGGTACCGTAGATTTCTTCATCCTCATTGGTTCCAACGAATGACATCACGGGGATGTCTTTCAGCCTATACCCAGCCTTCTTGTTTCCCGGTGAGCGGGGACCGGCTACAACATCACACGTCATGGTTTCCGTATATACCGCCTCTACCGTTGCGAGAAACGGTGCCGTGTTAAACGGAACCTGGTTTGGGTTCCGTACAGCATTCTGACCCGTGCGGGATCGTATCAAACTTGTTTGTCTCATGAAGTAGGCCTCGAGAAGATGGAATTGACCAATTCGACCGGCTCTCCAACCGGCCCGTTGTCATAGTTATACCCGCGAGTAAGTCCAATGTCGGCGGAGAGCGTGCTCTGATATTGCCACTTGTGACTCACGGATTCAACATAGAACTGCCCTTTTATACCCTCTATAGAAGCCTTCTCTCCGATTCGTATGTCATGTGTGTCTTTTTCATCCGGTACCATCATCCGTATGGTACCATTTAGATATCTTGAATTGTTCTCAAACCACTGTTTCAGAGTCCAAGACGCGTTTCTTGCTTTGAACTCGGTATCCGATTTCGAAACATCTTCACCCGACCTGATGTAATAGAGATTATATTGCATTGGTCGGTAGAGTCGTCGTGTGAGTGTGTAGTTGTTTATAGCTAAGTTACCGGCGACTGCGGCATACTTTTGGTTGAGTTGAAGGGCAACCGGAACGGCAAAGAATACTGAATACGCCTCGTCCATTGTGCGGGAGAGGTTAAAAGACACGAGGTAATCGAGGGGTATTTTGCGTTCTTCTAACTCGTCAAACCGTTGTTCTTCAGCGCCACCCGTAAAGGGTATTGCGCCATTGAATGGGGTCTTTCTCATTATCAGATACGACGTTTCACCTGATAAATAGGTAGGTGTTCCGTCTATCGATACATGGCGTGGGCCCTCGTCAGACCAGATTTCATGAAATGGGGCCTCTATGAGTTTCTGTAATATGTCCCACATTGTGAGTTGTTCTTCCATGCCGGTGAACAGCTTATTGAGGTCTCTCGGGAGTCCTGGGGCCGCATTCTTACTCAAACCAAGTGTATAATCAATGTAGGTGTCGAAGTAGTTTCGGTATCCTGTGGCGTCAATCATATCAGTAACGGCGTCCAGCCACTCGTCTATAATCGTTTGCACTATTTCAGAATACGTGATCTCGCCGTTCTCACCGGCTTGTACGACTGTTTCGAACACACGACCGGAAGCCTCTATTAGGTCCGTCGTTTGTTGGTCTGCTTGATCAGGATCAATGAACCCAAGATTGAACGAAATTGCCGTTTCCATAAGCAACCCGATCATCTCAGTGACGTCGATAACGCCATTTCTCTGTGGTGTGCCGTCTCTCTGAATGGAACCGGAGTAGGATATATTCCGAATGAATCCTTGAAACTTCAGAGTGCCGAACTCCCAGATTCTTACTACGTCCATCGTACTTACTGCATCAAGCAGATGATGCCCCTCATGGCTTGGGAATACGTTTATCGACGCACTTCCGGACGGGTTCTTAATGCTCTTCTGCCACGAATATCCGAGTACCTTTGAGGTAATATCTGTAGAATCGATGAGGTTTGCTGTCCTGTCTTCATTCCACTCCCATCGATCAATTTTCACTTGTACATTCGGAGTGCGTATCATCTATTACCCTCGGTATTAAATGGAGAGGGGCTCTCATCCGAAGTTATAGTATTGAATCCAAGTGCATCCATTATTGCCTGGCGTGTTAAATCTGTTTCATCGGTTATTTTGGTGATCATCTTTTCGAGACTATCTTTCATTGCACTCATGAATGCCATCATTTCTTGTTTTCCTTGGTCGTCCCCATATTCTGAGTCAATGCGACCCAGCCTTCCTCCAAGGGCGCTGGCACGTTCGCGAACTATGGCATTTACCCTTTCCATCTCATCATCAGAAGCCCCCGCATCTTCAGCCGCTTCAACGAGGTTCCTCGGAGCGGTTGAGAGGCCGCCAGAACCCAGTCCCATAACGGAAACAGCGGTTCCCATTCCACTAAACTGATTCGGATTTGTGTTACTGAAGTCTATGCCGAAGTTTTGTAGATAATCTACTGTACTTCCACCCCCCATTTCTCTTGACACGACTTCGACACTATTGGTTTCAACATTCATGGTGTTGGCTCGTACATTTTCCTGAAACTCGATCTCTCTTTTGTCAGAGCCTCCAATAGCTCCACCTTCTGTGAGGCTTACCTCGGAGGCCAAGTCACCTTCATCGAACAATCCCATTGCTTCTCCGGCTTTTGCCAGTACATCGAGCATAGCATCCTGAAGCCCTGCAAAGAACTGGTTGCTGAATGTCGCTTCATAACCACGATCTGTGTTTCTCTCCTCAATTTCCCCGGACTTCCTGTTTTCTAAGTCGGTCCCCTCATATTCACCGGCGAGTATTGCCCGGGCACCGGACACATTTACACCATATCGCTCTTGAATGAACATCTCTTGAGCCATGTCACTCATACCTGAACTTGATAAGCGCTCTACAAGTTTCTCTCGAGTCGCCGTGGGGTTCTGTTCCATTCGCGCCATTGTGTCGCGTACTGATTCCCCCTCTTCTCTCATCATCGATATTGCTACCATATCGGTCGGGTCGCCGAGACTGGATGTCTGACGGTCACGGGCGGCTGTCTGGTTTGCTAACTGGGCTGCACTACTCGCGGTCAATCCCTGTTCTTTGAGATCGGTCATAAATGCGGCTTGATCATTGATCGCGTCCTGTGTTGTTTTCCCTCCCACATATGCCTGTTGTTGGCCTTGAAGAAAGGTTTCCATACCGCCGAGAAACGTGTTTATGTTCTGTTGACCGAACCCTGGGAGTACTTTCTCGAGCATCTCTCTATTTGCTACAGCATTTCTGTATCCCGATTCTCTACCCGCTGCAACATTTCTTTCACCAATTCCCATAGCCTGAGTCATGCCCGATAATCGCCCCACGGTTGATGCGTCCGCACCCGCGTCCATGACGAAGTCGATCCCCTCCGACACGTTCTCGCCGGTTTCGATAGTTCCCCCGGACTGACTCAGGGATGACAGGTACTGTCCGGCCATTTCTGGGGCGATTCCGGTATCAATCATCTTTTGGTATATTCCACGCCGTTGATCCCCTGATATACCGAGACGTTGTACCGTTCCGCTCAAGTATCCCTGTCTGTGGAATTGAAATGCTTTTTCCGCTTGTCCACCCACGACCTTGGTAGTCGCTCCGAGGGCCAACGCAGCCCAACCGGCGGGACCGCTGAACAGCTTACCCAGCATCCCACCGACACCACCGACCAAGCCACCCGGGCCGCCTTGTGACATCTGGTCGACACCCTGGGCTACGCCGGTTACAGCATTTTGGGCGCGTTGGTTGCCATATGCGAGTATATCTCGTCCCTGTCGGGTTAGGCTTCGACTCCGTGAGTCATCCTCTCGGTCCTTTGCCCGCTCCAGTTCACGGGAGTTCCGATCCTGACGGTCCATGACCTCTCGGGCCGTCTGTCCGGATTGTTTTGCGCCTTGGTTGATTGCCCGGGAAAATGGATCGGAGCCACCACCGGAGGCATAGTCCCCTTGTGCCCCCTTCAGTGACTCCGAGGTATCATCGGCGGCTTCTTTGATCTTGTGTAGATCGCGGGCTACTTGGTCCGCACCGCTGCTTTTTAGCCTAATTTCACTTTCAATGTCAGGCATCGTAACCCGCCTTTCTCAGTTCGGCTTTTATGCGGTTGATCTGATCGGTTGAGTACCCCGCCTGCTGAAAGTTCTTCTCATCTTCGGCGCTCACCTCCGGGCTGCTATCCCGCTCACGCTGATATCGGTACAGGTCATCGGAGTTTGCATTATGGAGCCACCCGTGGAAGAGCAACGCCTTCTGGTTCTCGGTTAGTTCCTTGAACCGTTGATCGGTCGGGAGTACCCGAAAGTGGTGGAGAACCCATAGGTCGAGACTATTTTCCCGCGCCGCCTTCCTGAAACTCACCCTTTCGCAGTCGTTCTCGTAGTTGCGAACGAAACGAATAGTAACCGTTATAAAGGGTTACTATTGCCTCCTCGTCCAAACAGTTCCATGCTCCGTCCCACCACGCGGGACTCTTGTCCTTCACTACGAGAGTATCAACGTAGACCATCGCCTCGATCCACGCGAGGTGGTCTGAATCAAATGAGGCACGCGGGTACCCATTCAGCCTTCGAGCAATCTCCGACTCCATAGCCGCCTTGAGTGCGGGAGTCGGATACTTCATGTAGAAGGTCTGGCCGTTGTACTCTACGGGGAACTCCAAGTCCTGCTCGTGGAGGACTTGGCTTCCAATCTTGAATGACTTGTCTTTCGGGTCGTAGCTCATGCGTTGTTTTCTCCTCTAATCGCTGTCGTGATTGAACACACCCTTACTTAGCGCGCTCAACTCCCATCATTCTAATGTTCGCCGTCACGAACGAGTTTGGAGCAATCTGCACCCCATTGGATGCGAGCATCACCTTTCGGAACTCATTCATCGTTTGCCCTGTGCTTAGGTTTACAAAGTGCATGACGTCAAACTCGCCTGGTTTTCCGGCGTTCGACTGAACTTCACTCCTCGTTGGGAGAAAGTCCGCTAATGCGACTACACCACCATCCGGCCACGCACCTCCGGGCGGATTCGGGACCTGCGGGACGAAGGTCTGAAGTGTGATTGACAGGGTGTAGCCCTGCGAGTCGAAGTCAATTGGGCCGTGATACCCGACCACCTGTGCCGGGTTTACGGCCCAGTCCTCGTCGTAGCTTGCACCGGTCGCGAGTCCGACCGGAATAAATCCTTGGGTGGGGTGCTGAATCCAGACCTGAACCCATGCGCCACCCGCAATCAAACGCTGTGCCATACTATCCCCCTCTTACGTCTGTACCAGTGTATGGAAGTGGTTAGTAACAAAGATGAAGTTCACCGGTGCGGTGAGGTATGCGTCGTAGTCTACCTCAAACGAATCCCCAACGATGGCGATTTGGACGTTCCACCACGCGGTTCCACTCTCATCTCGAATGAAGAGTCCAAGATCGGTGTACTGTACCAGCCTCGCTTTCACCGCGCCCTCGAGAACTCCGCCTGCGACGTTTGTGCCCGCCTTACCAACGAACTGCGTCTCGAGGAAGTTTCGCAGGTCTCGGGAGACGAACGCCATTTCGGTGACCATCGAGAACTCGTTCCACTTCAGGTCTGCCTTCTGGTAATTGGTTACACTCCGCACAACGTGCGGGATTCCGTTCGAGTTGTACGCTATCGGAGCTACGCCGCCCAGGATGAGCTTTTCTTTGTCGGCGTCTGTGATCTTCTGCTCAAGCTCGATGAAATTGACCGTCTTGAAGGTCTGGGGCGTGTTGATCGCGAGCACCGTCTTCATTGCTGCGAACATGCACGCGGCGTATCCGGCGTGGTACCTGGTCTTGTTGCCGTTTAGGTCGAACTGCCACCCACCGTTGAATACCGTTGAACCCCACTTCGAGTTGAGAATCTTCGCCTCGGAGATCGCCGTTTCGGCAGGTGTCCCCCAGCCGTGTCCGACCACGAACTGCCGCTCCTTGCGCCCCGTAACCGAAGACATGGCCGTGCAGTGATTCTTGATCGCGTTGTGTACCGAGGGGTCGGTATCAGGTGTGGCGACGAAGTTCACGTCTTCTGCCTCGAGTATTGAGAGGGCATTTGCCCACTGGGCTGCGTCGTAGTCGCCCTCGGCTCCACCGCTGAGAAAGGTAGACGGCGTGAGGTTCTGTGGCTCGGTTCGGTCGTTGGAGCCGAACACCAGTTCTGCCTCGACGAGAAGTGAAGACAGGTTGATCGTGTCAGCGATGTCCTGGAGGTTTGCATTGAACTCTGTCGCGGTGTTTACTGAGACAGATGAGACGCTGTCAAGTTCGAGCGGGCTCGTATCTTCCTCACCGGAGATCGGTGTTGCAGTGTACCCCGACTGCGAGTTGAGAAAAGTGGCCAGATCGGCAATGGTGTCGTAGTTGTTGAGGTCGATTGTTCCAAAGGTACCGGTATCCGACAACTCCTGCGTGGTGTCGTTGATAGTGATCGTAATCGTCTCACTTGCGTGCGTGATTTCAATCAATGGACGGTTGATATCGTCGAAGACCTCGGTATCACCCTTAAACGTTACCGTTGCCTGCTTTCCCACGTTCGTGCCGTCTTCCAACTCGAACTGAATCTGATTCGTGTACGAGCCGTAATCCCGGCTTCGGATGGTTGCCATAACATTAGACGACCCATCCTCTAAGTCTACAGTAGCCTGCGTCGCGTTGTTCACCCGCATCGCGTAGATGCGTTGGGGGGATAGACTGTTCCCCGGGTTGAACGCAAGTCTGACCGCGTCCATCAGCTCACCGCTGCGCAGCGTGTTGATGGCCGCGCCGACGTTATTGAACTGAAGGAGGGTCTGGGGCTCCCCACCACGGCTCTTGCCCATGATGACGAGGTTTGTGGCCGATACGAACCCTGCAGCACCCTGCACCGAGTCGATACGGGAGTATGCGCCCGGGATGACGTGCTGGCTGATTCGTCCGGCCGACTGGAATGTTCGATAGTCGACTCCCATAGTTTACCCTCTCTTTAGTTGGTGAAGGGCGCAAGTTCTGCGTCCCATTCTTCCTTGGTTTTCATTCTACCACGGTACTTTGGCTGGAGGTAAGCAATGACATATCCGCTTGCTCTCTTCATATTATCACGTGCGTAGTTCTCGAAGCTCATCGTCTCGGCGCTTGGCTTCTTCTTGGTCGAGCGCCGCTTTGACCGTTTCTCCTCCGTGCTCTCTTCCATTGGTTTCGTATTTCCCGTGCTCTCTTCCATATGATTACTCCTCCAATTCACGGTAGTGTGGATCGAGGATGACCCCGTCGATCAGACCGTACGGGATTTCTACCTCAATCGTTGAATAGGTTATGTCGGCTGTCACGGTAATGTTCGATCCGTATAGCAGCCGTTCGAAGTCTACGTTGATGTCTCCGCTCCGGCGTCCTTGAACCCCGCCTTGTAGCGCAATTCCGTTCTCGGTGTAGAGTCGTTTTCGATACTGGTAGACGAACGCCTTCACCAGATCGAAGAGAAAGCTCGTCACGTCCTTGTTCTCTGCCCAGATGTTGAAGTCGATCTGGTGCGTCTCCTGAAACCGGTAGGAGCGGGCCATGATCGTAGACCCGTCCGCAACCGCATTCTCGAGGCGGTTCAGGTTACTGTCACCGATCCACACCTTCTGCTGATCCTTGAGGCTCCGGATGTGGGCGATGTCCGGCTCTCGGAGGGCAAAGTTGCTTTCATCGAATCCGAGCGTCTGTGCCGTTTGGCTGTCGGTTGAATCAGCGACGGTGACCGATGGAAACATATCCATGCTCAGATTCTCCCCGATGGCCGATTGATACAGGAGCATCGCAAAGGGGTGCACGGTGTGAATCCGCAGGTTCTGGAAGTTTGGCATGATCTCCGAATACCCGACCTCGACGGTGAACTGGCGAAGTTTTTCCGCTAGAAGAACTTCAGGATTCTCGAAGTCAAGTATTCGTATGGTACGGAGTTGTGCGTCTTTCTGGATGTACGCGTTACTGGTTCGACTCGTTTTCATCGAATGTCCCCCTCGATTGCCGCTTGAAGCATTTGCACCGCAATCGGGTTGACCGTCTCCACAACCCGCTTACGAATCGGTATAGGGTCGAGCTTCGGTGAAATCCATGAGTCGGGGTCACTACGGGAAGACACCACCCGAAAGGTCATGTACTTCGAGCGGTTTGCGCCGGTGGTTGAGGCCTGCATACGCACCATCCCGGAGAAAACGCTGGGGGACTTCCAGTGTTTTTTCTTCGGGTGAAGCGGGGTCTGGGTGTTTTCGTACTTGCTCAACCGAGCCCCCCACTTATAGGATCGCTGTGCAGGGGTTGGGCCGGATGAAAGTGTGTGGCTTTTCCCGCCGGTTGATGATATACCCATCTGCTTCTTTAGCTCGGCCCGGTCTGACTCGCGGAGCATGGTACGGTAGACGTTTACCGGCATCGGATTCCGGCTGCCGCCAGGTGTTTGGTGACGGAATGGTATGATGTTGTACTTCCCGCCGTCTTTTGTGGTTCTGGCGTTCGGCCCTGAGAGAAGTCCGGGTTTCATGTCGTATCTAGGACGCCCGTTCTCTATCAGCCCGTGGTACTTGTCGTTGTCGGTGTATACTATCTTCACGTCGGGGTCTGAGTTGTCGACCTGAATGGACCGCGCATAGCTCGCGGAGCTGATAACCCGAGGTGCTCCTGGAATAGGTGTTCCGGTGGCGTATCCCCGCCACACTTTCTGATACATCTCCGCGATGTGGCCGAGGGCGTTCCGGGTGTGGGCGAAGACAGTATCTCCGTACCCGGCCTGAATCAGCTTGGCGAACTCGGGGAGAAGGTCTGATACGTCTACCTGAATGTCTTCTGCCATTAGAAACTCTGCACCGTATTCGTGATCTGGTATTGCTTGAGGCTCACCTTATTGGCGAACTCCTTGTTCTCAGCCGTTCTGATGGTCTGAGGCTCCTTTACCGATGAGAAGGTCGGGTGGTGGGTAAACTCGATGGTGTAGGCTACCGTCGGCTTTGTTACCAGCCAGTGCACCTTGTTTCGCCCGATAAGCACCACGTCTTCGCCCGGGGTGTACTCGGTTCCGTTCTTGTCCATGACGAACTCTATGGTCGAGAGATCGAAGTAGTCACGTATGAGGTCATCACCTGGGGTGAAGGTCGGATCGATGACCGCGCTGGCCGGTGATTCTTGCGCCATGGCAGTGAACAGGTCATTCGGGGCGGGATTCGCCCAGCTCGGCACCAGCAGGGTCGCTGCGGTGTCCTGTGAGACGTAGGATGGCTCATAGCGCATCGCCGGGGTCACCGTGTGCAGGACGAACCGAAAGGGCCGGATGTAGGTGTAGTCCACCTCGATCACGTCCCCGTCTGAGTAGGTTCCCATTCCATCGAGGAAGATGTACTCCTTGATGGCCTCGCTCACGGTGTAGGTCTCGCTCTTGGTGACGTTCTCCACCCGGGTGACGGCCTCGATTGAGCCCTCGAATTGCTTCCCCTGGTCCTCGAACCGGGCCCCGACCACCCGGAGGATGTTCGTATCGATGACCTCGGCCTCCTCGGCGGTTATCGACTGCACCGGACGGAAGTCGTAGTCGATGTACATCCTCTGGTACAGTTGGGGGTAGTTCGGACCCTCGAGGGTGATGACGTTGGGGTCCGGCTGGGGATCGGTGAGGGGCAGCTTTTCCCCCCGACGCCACACGACCGGGTTTGATACCGGCCCGTACCGTGGGATGATCACCCCGGCCCCGTTGTGCTTTGCCGTCTCCTGCTTGATGGAAAAGGTGCCCGGATTCCGGTAGATGTAGCCGCGACCCTTGCACATCGTGCACCTGATGTCCGGCTGCATGGTGTTCGGGTTCACACACGGGCAGGTGATCGCCCGCACCCAGCGAATCCACTGGGCGTGGCGTATGATAGCGTCGTCGTACCGTCTGACTGTTTGATTCGTCTGGAAAACATCAGACACGTTATACCCCCACGAAACTTATCGGCGGCGGCCCGAACTTGTACCGGTTCCGCTGCAGGATGACCTCGATGTGTTCCGCGTAGCTCTGAAGGCGGGCACCGAAGTATGCACTGGTCGCACTCTGCGTCGAGGAGAAGCTCTCACTGAGTCCGTCGAGGCTCACCGACTGGCTCGAGAAACCGGCCAGCAGTCCGTCACCGATTGTGTCCAGCGCCTTGATAGCGGCGTACATCCCCACGAGGTCGCGCAGGTCGCGGGGGACGAATGCAGCCGTCTCGAATCCGGTCTGATAGTCGAACTCAAAGGCCGACGGGTAGCGCTGACCGAGGAGAATCCACGGCATCCCGCTGATTTGATACGGGCCATAGCTGAACCCACTCTTCGGGAAGAGGTGCACCTGACCTATGTTTCGGCTCATGCGCACCCAGTTCTGATCGATGAAGTCTATTACCTCACCCTTGACCGGGCTGTACAGGACTGCCCGGTCGATCTTTATGAGGGGCCAGTGTCTGAGCTGTACGAAGCCGTAGTTCTGCCACTCTTTGGGGTCGAACTCGTAGGGGTCGTCGTAATCGGTGTAGTCAACACCATTTCGGTAAATTGGGGCCCGTGTTTGATTATCCGAGGGATTCGTTTTGTAGACCCGGCGTCGAATATCGAGGGTAAGGTACCTCTCTACCTCCTCGAGGGCCGCCTCAACGAAGTAATCGAACTGCGCGTCGGTGAACTCACTCTCCTGAGAGTCGGTAGCGATTGCATCGATCCCGAACATGTAGGTGTAGCGCATATCGTCTGCGGTGAGAATCTTTCCCCACTCTCCGTCCGGCGGTGAGTAGTTTGCGAATGAGAACCCTATCTTCTGTTCCTCGGTACCCCCGCGCCGTGCTCCAGAAAGGTCGGATTCTGTAAGCAGGGAGCTGCTGAAGTACGAGGTTTTGTACCAGTGTGTGGAGTCCCCTCCGCTATCTATGTACTCATATATTTCCCGTTCCGGGATGATAGGGAGACGAGACGCCGCATTGGTGATTTCAGCATATGTACCGTTCTCGGTATTAGCACGGTAGACCTTGATCTGATCATATGTCTGTAGCACTAGTCCGACGTTGTTTACTACAATCTTGACCCTATTCATCTACCGTCTTCCTTTACTATACGGGATTATCAATATCACGGATTGTCGGAGTCATCTCTTCTCCCGATCTAATGATTGTCGGGGTTCTCTCTTCTCCTGATATAATGTTGGACACGGTTGGAAGAATGACGCCCTTTGTTCCCTCAGTAGATGGGGTTTCGGGCCCGTCTACGGATTCGATGTTCGGGCTTTCGTGCCCATCTCCATTCGTTATCCAAGGACGAAGATGATCGCTCACCTACCACTCCTTGAGATATATGTGAGCCTCACCACCGGACACCGTCGCGGTAAGCTGGAGGCCTTGAACGTTGTGATCTACTTCCACCGACACCGTCGGCTGGTTCGCGTTGTCAACGACGGCGGCGGCAACGATCTGACCGTTCTTGTCGGACACCGTCATTCTTCCAGAGTTATTGGGGGACAGAAACACCACCCGGGCGACCATGAACTTGCCCGTAAGAACGTCGTCGCCAGTGTTGTCGAGTACTATCACCCCGGTTCCATAGTTAGTTGTCATCGTTTCGTCCTCCACTCATAATGCTTCCCGTCTTTTGATATCACGAGAAGCAGCTCGACTTTTTCCCCGTCTTTCACCGCCTCAATGCCGAGAAGGTAAGAAATGCTGTGTTCACCGTGCTCGCCGTTTACCGACACATCCTGCCGGTGCCTGCGACCGATGATGAGTACCGGGTCGATGTACCCCTCATACGGAAACGGAAGGTATCGCCCGCCGTTTACCGTGAATCGTTCCGGATCGATGCTGACGAGGTACGAGTTTTCGTTCCACAGCAGCACCGCTGTTTTCAACTCCTTTCGGAGTACCGAGGCCTCTTCAAATGACATCGGCCGGGGTGCCTCGTTCTCACCCCGGGCGATCAGCTCCACTCTCATTTTTTCATTCCCCTGTAGAGCCAAGGAAGCAGGGGCAACTGACCGTCCACGCTTAATTTCTCAATTTTGTACATTATTGCTCGTCCCACTGGAACGTGATCGTCTTCTGGTTCACCGGTCCCGCCGGGGTCAGATCGGTGACATCCATCTGCAACACCGCGTAGTCGCTAAACTTCGGGGCTGTGGTAATTGCGTTGGTGAGTGACCCGTCTATTCCGAGGTTCGCTCCGGTCGGCTCGGTTGTCGGCATCGTCTGATCTGCAACCGCTGAATCGGTTTCCACCGGATCAGCGTATGACGCCTGTGAGTATCCGGCCTCGCGGAGGTTCGTGCTGATGCCCTCACCGGTAGCATACCCACCACCGAGGTCTGATACCCACACCTTGAGGTTGTCGATCTGTGAACTCCCTCCTAAATTGGAGACGTACACCCTGATCCACTTCTCGAAGCTGTGACCGTCGGTCTGTGCGGTGATGGGATTCGCCGCCGGGTCGAGGTTTGCCGCATCGGAGTTACCGAAGTTCAGGTTGTTGACACCGATGGTATCGGTGCCGGGGGCCACCCCGTTTGTCTCAGCTATCTGGACCGTTGCAGGCATTGCTCACCCCTTATTCGGCGTATTTGACCCACGTAACGATAACCTGATTCGTATCACTGGATGTTCCACCGTCGTTGTTGATCGTGTCATCACCCGTGATGGTGAACTCAGAGGTGAGGTCAGTACCGGTGATGTCGAGTACCGATACCAGCTCATCTCCAGGTTTGATTCCCGTCACCGTCAGATCGCCAGCGGCCGCCCCTGCTACGATTGTCTGATCGATGATCGACTTGGGTCGCTCCAGCATGTCGCTCCACACCGGAAATGCCCTCGCGAGCTTGTCTTTGAAATTGGCCATTGTCAGCCTCCGTATTCGAAAGTAACCCGGCCCCAATTAGGGGCCGGGTGCTTGTTCACTCACAAGCAAGAGGTCCGCTTAGTACCATCCGAGAGAACTCGGTGCCACGTTCTTGATGCGGATGTGCTGAACGGGCTTCTTTAGCGCCAGTGCCCCGAAGAGGAGCATCAGGAACGGATAGACAGCCGCGTTCGTGGGGTAAAGGTCGAACTTCATGAGCGGAAGAAACTGGAACCACTCGATGGCGTCGTACATCTGGCCCATGGTCAGGATGTAGACGTCCGACGTACCCGGAAGATGGGCGTTGGTGTCTTTGATGGTATTACCATCGCCGGGATCGGCAACGGTAAACGCGTAGAGGTGCTCGGAACCACCCGGGTCCTGCCGGTATACCTTGATTGCGGTCGGAGCCGGAGCGGTACCGTGGTTCACCGTGATGGTAACCTCCTCACCGGCCGCTACTGTCACCGTTTGCGCGGAGGTTGCTGCGCTGTCACCGTAGCGGTTGAGCGCCACAAGCTTGTAGCTGTAAGTGCCCGCGTCACCGGCGGTGAACTGGCTACCCGAGCCACCGGCTGAGATGTCACCACCAGCAAACGTGGGCGTACCCGGAACCTTGGAGGTCAGTGAAGATGCGGAAGGAGCTACACCCTCCTGAATGAAGATGTCTTCGCGCAGCTCAAGGGTACCGAACGTAGTCGGGTACCGGTCGAACACGTAAGCGCCCATGCCACCCTCGGAGGGTGCGACACGGATGCGGTCACGCATCAGCCGCTGGAAGTCTTCCATGTTCTTCGGCGACATGAGCATGATGTCACCTTTGCCGAAGTTTTCCCGGATGATCCGCTGGCCCTCGTTGACCATGTTCTCGAAGGTCGCGCTATCGGCGCTCGCGCCGCGTGCGTCGAGGATGTTGGTCACCGGAATCTGGGCGTTGAGACCGTTGGGCTGCTCGGAGACGTAGTCGTCGTTTCCGTAGAACAGCGAGGTCTCGATGTTACGGATGATCCAGAGGGTGCCTGCGTTCTGCTCGAGCACCATGGCGTTCTCGATCATGTTGGAGATCGAGGCCTGCAGGGTTACCTTGCGGAGCGTCTGCAGGTACTTGGCGGTCTCGAACTTACGGGCAATCGACTGATCTGCCTCTTCGGAGTTACCGCCTTCGGGAACCCACGCACCGTCGTTTGAGCCCACTTCATCGCGGACATCCCACTGGTGCACGGGGCTTTTGATCGGCTGCTTCTTCAGCCGCTGGAACAGGACAGCCTCATCCTGGTTCCACAGGATGTTGACAAGCGTGTTGTCCAGACTTTCGGGGATGAGCGCACGACCGCCGGTAAAACCGGATGCGTCTGCTCCGCTACCCGCTTCGAGTGCCTTGTTCAGCATCTCGAGGCTCTCGCTCTGAGCCATAGCGTAGCCCGAATAGTCCTGATCAATGGAGTTGAGGAAAGTGTCAGTGCCGTTCATATTACTCATCCCCCTTTTCGGACTTCAGTAGTTTCTCAACCTTCTGGTCGAGTTGGTCGCCGCTCTTGAACAGCGTACCCTTATTGGCACGGAACTCGATGCGCCCGGCCTCATTGATGTCGATCTTGCCCTTGGAAAGCCACTTCGAAGAAGCGAGCTTCACCTCGTTGCCACCGACATTGGAGAGGTCGCGCTCGTCGAACCGAGATTTCTGCAGGCTGAACACGCTATTGGTGCCAACCGGCGTCTGGGCGATGCGCCGGGTCTCATCATGCGTGCTCTTTGCCAGATCGGCCTGTGATTCAAGAACACGGGCCTGCGCCTTGACGATGCGCTCGAGTCGGTCAAGCCGACCCTCGAGGTGCTCGTCGCGGCCGCTGATGGACTTCACGAGCTGTTGCAGAAGCGGGGAAACGTCGAGGGCTCCCGCCACATCTTCGTCCTCGCTCTTTCGAAGCTCGTCCTCGAGGTCTTCGAGCGACTTCTGGCGGGCCTCGGGCTCGTCTTCCTCGCCCTCGTCCTCTTCTTCTTCCTCGTCGCCTTCTTCCTCTTCGTATTCCTCGTCGTCGCCTTTGGCCATCCGCTTCTTGTTTCCGCCCTTGGACATCTTGTCGCCCTTCGCCTTTTGCAGCTCGGGACTGTCGTCGACGGCCTTACTGAGTTCAGCCAGAGCGTCAGTGAAAGACTTCTCCAGCTCCTCTTCGGAGACCTGATCATTCTTTCCCATGTGTTTCTCCCTATTGATTAATCCCGCAACTGCCCAGCAACGCTGGAGGCGTTTGTTGCGATTGTTTCGATGATCTGTCGAGAGGCTTCCTCCGGATACCCCTTTTCCAGAACTTCGCTTACCATGTCGTTGTAGCTCTTGATAGAGCCGTCGATCATCCCCATGATAACCGACTTATAGATGCCCCGAAGCTCTTCCTCATCGATCTTGGTGACCGCGCCCTGCAGGCTCTCACCTGTGAGCGCCCGGCCGCCCTCGAACTGGGAGGCGTCAACCCCGGAGCCAGCCATGAGCGCCTTGATGAGGGTATTTCCCTTGTAGCGCTCTCGCATTCCATTTGACATCGACTCGAGGTATGTCTCGTGGCTGATGTCGTAGTCCATGTCGATGGCGGTAGAGTACCCGTCGCAGTACTCGACGGCCTTGGCGAACTCGGCGAACGGAACCATGCTTACGTTTCCGAGTGTCGCATCGTGTACCGGCTTGTGGGTGATCGCGATCTCGTCCCACACCACCTGCTTGATCTTCGAGGCGGCCTTCTTGAGGACTCCACCACCCACACTGGCACCCAGCCGCTTCGCACCGGACTTGATGTTGTCCCACAAAGACTGCGCGATCTTGTTCTCGCGATACAGCCGGGCCTTTACTAGTGTGCGTCCATCATCGGTGAACTGAACATCGATGGGTTCACCGATGATGTACTTCGGGTCTCGCTCGCCCGACTTGTGCATGTGATCCCACGAGACGACCCCGTGTTCGAGGAAGTGCTCGGTGGCCTTCTTCAGTGCCCCCGATTCGAGGGTCTCCCCCTCTTGATCCGGAGTCTCCCGGGAGGCCTCGAGGTATACGATCCACTCGCCGTTGGGGCCCTCCTCGGCCTTGATGAGAATGTCGCCCTCGCCGGGCATGGGTGCCTTGAACTCCATAGCTGTCTGTTCGTCCATGCTCTCTCCCCTACAAAAAAGGCCTGCGTGCACACCGGTGGTGTACAAACAGGCCTCGATGGGCTCTACTTCCTCAGAAGTGGTTCATGTGGCCGCACCGACGACACTTGATGTCGATGCCGACCCCGCTCTTCTTCAGGTCGCCACGCGCTCGAAAGAGCGTGGCGTTGCACTTCTCACAGCGCTGGGTAGTGGGTTTCTTGACCCTCACTACCAACCGTCTAGATTCATCGTAGCCCGTATCAGTCTCTGGGTCAATGCCCTGCGATTTTTCGATTCCCGCCATCCGCTTGTAGATGCCCATGATGTAGTCGTACTCACCGGCGTGACCCTCGTCTTCCGCGAGCTGCTTGGCGCGTTCCCACTTCTCTTCATCTACCGGCTGATCGTGAATCGTCTTGGGCATCTATTCCTCGTCGGGTTCCTCGTCGTGTTCCGGTTCATCGTCTGGATCAGGTTCCGGTTCGACTACTTCAGGCTCGGGCTCCAGCTCTAGGGCGTTGTCCGTTACCGAACCCGGGGTCTCTACGTCGGGAAAGAATGCCCGAAACTCCGTCATGTGGCCTCCAACGAGCACTCGACCGGCGAGATTGTGGGTCGCGGCTTGGAGGTTCTGCATGTCATGATAGCGCATATCTGAATCGAACTCGGTGAACTCCCTGGTTCCGAGGGTTACGCTTGCCAAATAGCGTAGCGCCCGTGCAAGGTCTCCCTCCGACTGACCACGGATTTCTATGTGCCGGTCGAACTCGTCCATCTCGTACGACTCGAGTGCCACCGAGGCGATGTAACGCAGTCCGGCGTACAGATCACTCAACTTCATTGTTCTTCCTCCAATTCATCTACTATCAGTATAGCATCCACTATCTGTGGACGTTAGCCTTTGCGGGCCTTAAGGTCGTCTACCTTCATCCGGTCGTATAGCTCTTTGTTCTTGCGCTTCCAATCCTCCTTTGCCTGCTCAACGGGGTGCTCTTCCTTCCATTTCTTCGATGCCTCAGCCATAGCATCGTCGAGCATCTTGTCGTATTTCTCGAAGCCCGGGGTGTGACGACTGAACGTGCACATGCAATGAGGGTGGGCCGGTATTGCCACCCACCAATTTGCTCGCTTTCTCCCAACATTACTCTTTCCGGGCCATATAGCGGTGTACTCTTTCCCATCACGGGTGACTGTATCTGTACCGTTTCCCGGGGGACGTTCGAGTAGCACCACCACATTGTTATTGATCTGAGTTCTACAGAAATCACAGGCATTCGGAGCCGACGTCCCCTTCATATAGATCGGTTTCTTTGGGTCTTTCTCTTTCTGTCGTTCGATTTCGGTGATGAACTGCCCGTTATTGACATTAGCGGCGATCTCAGTCTGGGCGATCATGCGCCAGTCTCGGTTCATATCCCCAAACTGATAGAATAGGTCGCGCTCCAACCGCTGTGCGCCGGTACGGTTCTTTTGCGCCTCCACGATGGTGTCATGGACCCTCTTGAAGCTGCGATTGGTAAGGTCAGTTATCGCCTCCCCGGTCTGTTGCTCGGCGAACTCGAGTGCGGAATAGTAGGGTGGGGTAGCAAGGGTCTGGGATGCAGTCTTAGCGGTCAGGTTGAACGATGAGAATGGAGATTTGATCGCCTTCGGTACCGAGGTCTGATTGAGCATCTTCCCCAGCGCCATCGCCACCTTTACGATGCGCTCCTCTTCCTGTTGATAGATAATCCCGAATGCCCGGGCGAGGTCTTTCTTGATCTGCTTCCACTGCTTCTTGGTCAGCGGCTTGCCGGTCTTGGGGTTGATGAAGATGCGACCATCGAGCTTAAACGGCTTGTCATCGTCCCTCGCCTTGCTCAAGTTCAGCCACCGGTATCGAATCTGGTCGAATAACTCTAGTAGAAGAATTGAGACCCGCTCCTTGGACTCGTGCTCGAGGTCACGCACAGCCGCGTACGGGGAGACCTCCTTGGAGAGGGTCTCGTCACTAAAGGGCTCTGGCTTCTTGTACGCTTTGGAGAGAACGGAGATTGCTTGGTGATATTTCTGCTCCCCGTTGACGAATGGGTGGTTGATTTCGATGACGATCTTGTCATCCTCACTCACCGGCTCGTGTGTGGGGTCTCCACAGTACTGGCACATGTAGGGTTCCTATTTGTTGCCACGCCCGGAGGCGAATGTGACGAAGTCGCGGTAGACGTTCGTCGTCTGCATATTCTGGTTCCGGGTGTGTTCCTTTACCGCCGCAATCCGGTCAACAGGT